GTAGTGCTTGCTATTGATAAAGCGTCTGTTTCTAAAGTACCATCTACATCTACGTTGCCTGATATATCTAAAGATGCAGCAATGAGTTGATCTACCTGTAAATCTTCGTGATTAGAGCCTAACTTTAATTCAAACTTAGGACCTGTTGTATTATATGTAAATGTAGCATCATCACCACTACCACCTTCTAGAGTTATACCTGCACCGTTAACTACTGCACTTCCACTATTGTTACTATCTAGTACAATGTTGTGATCATCTAAAGTAACAGTAGTTGAGTTTACTGTAGTTGTTGTCCCTGATACAGTTAAGTTTCCTGCTAAAGTTACGTTAGCACCACTGAAGGTCATGGCAGTTGTAGGTGTAGAACCTGATTGAATTACTAACTCACCACTAGAGTTTTTAAAGTTACCAAAAGTTGTTCCACCGTCTTTTAAAGTTATGTCTGTGCCATCTGCGTCAAGTATGATATCTCCTGCAGAATCTAATGTTATTGCAGATCCTGTAATGTCATTACCATTTACATCTAAGTCGCCACCTAACTGAGGTGTAGTATCTTCAACTATATTATCTATACCTGTACCTGATACAGCTAGTCCTGAAACAATTGTGCTTCGTGTAATTTTCTTTAAACCACCACCTGATGTGTCTATGGCTAAAAATACGTCATCATTGGCAACTGTAGATATCTCTGATAAATCACCGACTGCTGTAGGATTAAAGTTTGTTCCATCTGCTATAAGTAAATGTCCTGCAGTGTTAGTTCCCATAGTAATATCATCACCTGCAACTGTTAAGTCACCTGTCATGCTTACATTTCTAAATCCACTTACGTCTTTGTTTGAATCTGCTATGACTGCTTTTGATGCAGACACTGTGCCTGCTGTTATGCCATCTACTAAATTTAACTCGGCTGCTGTGGATGTAACACCATCAAGTATATTTAATTCTGCAGTTGTTGCTGTAACGCCATCAAGTATATTTAACTCTGCAGTCGTGGATGTTACGCCATCCAGTATGTTTAATTCTGCAGTCGTGGATGTTACGCCATCTAAAATATTTATTTCTGTTGCAGTTGCAGTAACTGCCACGTTTTCATTTATCTTTGGACTTGTTAAAGTTTTGTTTGTTAAAGTGTCTGTAGTTGCCCTGCCTACAATAGTATCTGTAGTTGCAGGTAAAGTTAATGTAGTGTTACCAGAAAAATCACTGTGAGCAGGAGCTTGAAGTGCGGCGTAGTGTGCGTTGCTAGATTCACAATACAATCTAAGTTCTGACTGTGATCCAGTATTTTTAAGGGCAATAACTCCTCCCTCTACTGTAAGATCGTCACCTACAGAAACATTACCTGTAGTTGTAACAGTATCTATGTAAGCATCTTTAAATCTAACGCCAGTTGTACCTAAATCAACATCACTATCTGTTTGCGGCCCAAAGACCCCATCTGCAACGAATACTTGTTCTGCATTAGCTGCATAAAAATGTATCTCGTCAGCAGTTTCAAAATCTATCTTTGTTTGATCGTCTTCTCCGATCTTGATGTCTGTTGCAAGTAAACTGGTTATACCTGTTTGAGCTGCATCAACACTAATTACAGAACTAGATGCAGATAAACCTGTGCCTGCAAATAAATTAGCAAGAGATGCTATGGTTGTTAATTGTTCTGTAGATCCATCAGAATCTAATGTAGCAAGTTTATCACCGTTTGCAGGAGTAACGTCACTTAACTCAGATAAGTCAAGAGTTAGAGTTACATCACCTGATGAGCCACCCCCACTAAGACCTACACCTGCAGTTACAGCAGTGATATCACCTGCTGCTAAATATGTTGTCAAATCAGAAGCAGGTATTTGTTTTGTAGTAGTGCCATCTATTATAATAAAAGCATCATCGTCTGCAATAGTAATAGATGAAGTTGATTTAGCTGATCCATCAAGTAAATTGATTTCGCCTGCAGTAGATGTTACTCCATCAAGAATGTTAAGCTCTGCAGTAGTAGATGTTACTCCATCTAATATGTTAAGCTCGGCTGCAGTAGATGTCACTCCATCTAATATATTAAGTTCTGCTGCAGTAGATGTAATTGATGTGCCTGCTATTTGTAACGTTGTAGCGTTTACTTCTCCACTAGATCCATACACAACTGCTTTGCTGTTTACGATTGTTCCTGCACTTGACCCATCAACTAGATTTAATTCTGCAGCGGTAGACGTTACACCATCTAAGATGTTGAGTTCGGCTGCAGTAGATGTTACCCCATCTAGTATATTAAGTTCTGCAGTGGTTGCAGTTACACCATCTAGTATATTTAGTTCTGCAGTTGTTACTGTAGCACCATCTAATATCTCAAGTTCTGCTTCAGATATACCTGCACTACCTATCGTCAATGTTCCTGATATATCTACGTTACCGTTTATATCTACAGTTGTTGCAGCGATTTGTATTTCTGTATCTGCAACAAGATCTAATTGTCCATCTGCACTGGAATTGATGTATATTGCTGTATCTCTAAATTGTAGCTTCTCTGTAGAAGCGATAAGTATGTCGTCACTAAACTCAAAGTAGTCTTCATCTTCCATCCATTTTAGTACACCATCTGATGTTTCACCATCAAAGGTTATTGTTATATCTGTTCCTGCTGTTCCTGCACCAAACGTAAGAGTGTTGCCTAGCAGTTTTGTTATAGGGCCACCCTCGTTGTCTGTACCATCGTGGGTGTGTCCTGTGCTTGCTTGAAAGGCTGCTAGTAACTGATTGAACTCATCATTGGTATGAGCTGCAGTTATTACGTCTCCGTCAGTGTATGAAGACTGTCTAGTGTATGTATCTCCCATTTATCTTCTTGCTCCTAATTGATATTCTAACTGAAATCCTTTTAGTGAATAAGGTGCAGTTACTCCCCCATCGTTTACCCTTAGTGCTACTGCGAAACCAGATCCTTCTACAGGTTGTCTAAATAAAGGTTGTGATGAACCACCATAAGTTCCTTTTGTTGTTGATGTTAAACCATACGTGGTTGATCCATATATTGCAGCAACATCTGCTGAATCCAGAGGGTAGGCTGCAGGTCTTGCAGATTCTTTAGCTTCGTAGTCATATCGAAGAAATAAATCTGCGTCTATAGATGATTCAGGCGAAAAGTTTACAATCACTCTTTGCATATTTTTTCTTATACCCGGATCGTTTAAAGTAAGATCAGGACTTCTGTATCTAGCGTTTATAGCTGTACCATCAAAATCGTTACCTTGCTCTTGCCTATACACAAAACCATCACCTGATCCATGTATGGATATAACATTTCCTTGATCTATAAATGTATCAGTCGATGTTGGTCTTACACCTCTGATCTCTGAAAACTCAAACTTTTGTCCTTTTAAAACACATATAACACCCTCTGTTAAATTCTCACCTACATCACTTTTTGTAAAAAATATTCTGTATTGTGTTTTATCAGGTATAACAATCGATGTAAATTTTGAAGCATTAGCTAAATTAAAATCAAATAAAGACTGCACGTTAGAACTTATAGTACCCAACTCAACGTCACCAATTCTTGCAGTACCTGCAATGGTACGTAATCCATCAGGGCCTAAGAATATAAGGTCACCTGCAAATTCTTGTATTGTCTGTCCGTTTATACAACCTATATCTCTTGTTACAGCCGTTATTGCAAAATTTGCTTGAGAAGTTCCTGATAATTTAAATATTCTATTTTGACAGAATATAAATAAATCTTCTCGGAAAACTTTAAGTCCTGTTATCTCATCATCAACTCTTATACTTCCACCACCTACAGCAACGGAAAAATTATCTTCATCAAACGGCACACTAAATACAAGCTCTTGCTTAGTGCCAGACATACCTGCATAAAACATATGTTCTTTAAATGCAACCACAAACTTAGCTCCCTGCACTGTCGGTGGGAATAAGTCAGATACTAAAGCACCTACTTCGTGGTCTGCTGCAACACTACTATTTCTTGCTCTTGTTACGTCTGTGAGTGTAGTGGATGTTTTATTTCCGTAGGTAAATTGCTCACCACCTATCAGTACAGAACCTGAACTAGCAAACTGAGATGTATCGTTAACTGTGATAGTTCCTGATCCTGACATACCTGTGCCTGAAGCTATTGCAACCAACAACGTAGTTGATTGACCTGTACCTGTGCTTGCAGGACTAACATCTGTCGCAGCAAAAGATGTATTGAACACCGTTGGAGCATTGTTACCGTCTGCAACAATTAGTTTATCATTGCCATCAAAGTTAAATCTTTCAAATGTATATGTGCCTGCACTTGTTCGACCAGTATCTCGTTCTGTCCAACTTGATCCACCTGCATCTGCAGTGAATATTTTTTCGCCACGTGCTGCAACAACTTTCGAGTTAAAAGTTGTAACCATCAAAACCTCTTCAGCAGAAGAACTTGTTTGTGGCACAACAACACTCACATAC